CAAGGCTGCCTTTAGTGCTTGTACTACAATGGCACGTTGGGCATGGTGACCAGTGTATGGTGCACCATTTTCCATGGCACCGCTGTCTGTTACCCAGGCTGCCTTAACGTCTGGTAAAGGATCGTTGGGATAAGCTTGAGCATTGAAGTAGTTACCAACATACTTCTTGACATTGTAACCACTGCGACGTGTGTTAAACAACAATGTGCCACGTGGGAATAGTCTATAGTCCGGAGCATCTAGGTCAATGTAGTTGCTCATCTGCATGTCAGCACAGTTTGGATAATCTCCAGTGATTGGGTCTGTCATGCCACCTGTGTCGTCGCTGTTGCCATCCCAACGTGCATCAGCAAATACAATACCGTTTTGGCTCACGCGATCAGTATTGTCAATCAACTGCCACTTGTTGGTGCTGGTGTAACGATACAGGCGTGGATAGTTTTCCAAATCGCTGGTGTCTAACCAGATGTCGCCGGCTACTAGATCAGTGTTGTCCGACTGTAGCATTGGCTCACTGGCTGCAACGATAACGCCAGCTGGATCTGTGTCTTGAAGATTGGCACCACGAGCATCGCGAGCCACATTCTTGTAACCTTTCCAACCATTGTGATCACAGATCATGATGTCAACTGCAGTTGGATCGCTGTAGTACCACAAACGACCATCTGCTGGTGCAGTATAAGGCGTGGTGTCGCTGAATGTATATCTAGCTAGACGCCAGTTGGTTAGTGTTATACTGCCAGGAACAATGTTGGCAACAACACCTTCTGTACTGGTTGTAAATCCGGCTGTTGTGACAGGATTACTGCCAACGCTGGTGTTGATCAAGGTAATTAAACCACCTGCAGAGTGTACTAGTGTGATCACACCGCTGGCATTGGCACGAGCAGTAACATCAGGAATGTTGGCAGCAAGTACTGCAGTTACAAAATCACTGGCGTTCATACCGCCAACAGTGATGTTGTAGGTATCAGGCATGTCTGTGCCCGGACGACTTACCAACATGGTAAATGTGTCGCCTGCTGTGAATGCACCGGCTGCGTTGCTGGCTGACACTGTTGTAGCACCACCCGAGCTTAGTGTATAAAACTTAAAGCTTAATTTGCCGTTGTTGCTGGTGTCGTATTTGACAAATGTAGCACCAGCACGGATGCCAGCGCCGCCACCTGTGGCGTCAAGACCGTAAATTGCTTCGTAGCCTGTGGCATACACAGGAGTAGCCAACTTGCTCCAAGATTTTAGAGAAGAGTTGTATTGTTTGATTACAAAATTAGCACCACCGCCGTTTACACTGGTCTTCAACCAGATAGAACCAGTTGGGCGAGGAATTGCATCAAATGTGCTCCACGCTGGAGTTTGATTAAATGGTCCATAATACAATGTTGGAGCATAGTACTTTCCAGCCACAAGGCCTAGTTTTGCCAACAAGCCAGCAGTGACTGAACCAATGGCAATTGCTCCATCTGCATCAACTCCATTGCTGGCGCTTAGTTCATTTACATAAATTGCCAAGAATCCATTTTCTGTTTCAGCAGTGACACCGTCAATGTTTTCAGCATTGATAATGTTGGCCACTGTGGCATTGTCTGGAGTGGCATTTGGAATCTGGATAGTTACACCATTGATGGTAAAGTCACCAGCAGTGGTTAGATCTGGGTCGGCATCTGTACCAACCACAGTTGCAAAACTGCTTTGCCAATCTGTGCCACCAACTTGAACCCAATTGTTTGCGCTGTTCTTGTAGAATGTATAGTTGTTGGCATCACGTACTACCACAGCATAGCTACCAATTACGCCCAAACTTTGGTTAGGGAATGGAATCTGTGTTTGAACAGTGATGTCGTCCCATGAAGAGATGATCAAAGGCTTGATGTTGGTATAAGAGTCTGTGATTTGGTTGTACTGATAGATACCCCATGCAGTGGTACCAAAGTCAAACCAGTTTGTACCATCTGGTACTTCGCCAACTGGACGCACTGTTGTGCCCACTAGCTCGTCTAGGTTGATATCGGCACGGATAGCCCATACACGATTACCAAGGCCCAATGCGCTGTAGGCAGCCATCAAACCATATTCGTTTAGTTCGTTACCATGTAGAGCTGTTCCGGCTGCATTCTGACGGAACTCTGGTGTGCCAAATGTGGCCACCAATTCGCGTTGACTGCTGATTCCGTAAACTTTACCTGCATTGGATTTTTTAGTGCCCGGGGCTACTGCACCGTTCACAACTTTGTTTTCTGCGCTGGCAAACAATACGAAAGGGATTGTACCAACTGCTGTTGGTAGGTATTGGCTTTCGTCACTGACTGTAATACTAACGCCTGGAGATACTAATGCGGCCATATTTCGTTCCTTTTAAAATGACATTGTAGTTATTTATTTGCACAGGTCCAAAAGACATCGATTAGCCAACCTTTGCAAAGGTCAGCACGATTTGAGTATCATAAGTACTTTATGTCTATTAGAAAACTATGCGGCAGTTGTAACAACAACCCTGTGGCTGTAAATTATATCAAAGAAGGACGTACACACTACAGAAGTATGTGTACCACATGCATACACAAAGATCGTAAAATCAAACCACAGCCGCCCATGTGGTTCAAAGGCGGCTATAGGAAAAAGCCACAATGTGAAAAATGCAATTTTAAAGCAAAGTACCCCGAGGATCAACTCAGGGTATTTCATATAGATGGTAATCTACGAAACAATACGTGGAACAACTTACGTACTATTTGTTTAAACTGTCAACAGGAAATATCTAAATCTCGCTTGCCTTGGCGGCCTGCGGACCTTGTACCAGATTTTTAAGTTGTGAATATAAATGCTCGATGCTGGTATTATTGTCAATCACAGCATCAAATGAAGTGCCTGCCCAACTGTATTCGCTGGGGTGAATACCTTCATCAGCCAACCATCGTTGTGCCTTTGTGTCACTGCGGTTGGCCATGACTGCAATATCATACCAATGTGGTGTTAGTCCACGTTGAACCCAAACAATCTTTGCACCTTGTGCTCTAAGTCCTTTGATTTCGTTGGGGAAACGACAATCACTGATAACTGTGTGGTCGTTGGACGATCTCAGCTTGTTTTCCAGGCTGGCAATCCAAATGTCATCATGAAAATGCTGTCGCAGTACATCTGTGCCCCAATATTGCAAGATCCAACGTGGTGTAATCTCCATGCCAAGTCTACTACTCCACCAGTCGTCTCGTTGTTCTCTCCACTCACGGCTTTGTCGAGTGCGACCTTCCAGCAGTTCTCTGTCCCAGCCAAACACCATTGCTACAGCATCCTTCAGCGTTGATGCAAAGCTTTCACGCTTGAATTCATGAAAGTTAACTAGATAGTCTGCGGCCGTGTCCTTGCCGCTGCCAATGAAACCACAAATGCCAATGATCATAAAAAATGCCCCCTTAGGAGCATTTTATGACAAATGTATTAAAATGTCAACAATTATACACCGTATTTGTTCTTCTTGCGTTGAGCCACAACACTGACCTGATTAATTTCCGGTGGTTCCTGGCTGGTCTTAGAAGTCAGGCGTCTGGCTGCCTTGACACCCATCACCTTGGCGGCAGCATCTAAAATTTCATTGTCGGCAGCAGTGTAACCGATTGTTACCAAATTTTGATGTGTGGCAGTACTGCTCATGTACTGTGGGTCTGGTGCACCTGCCATGGCAATGCCAAAACGATACTGTAGATAACCATTGTTGTTTTGATTTAGATCTTCCCAGTCTCTGGCATCGGGAAGTGCGGCCTCAACATTTTCATGTGGAGTAGGCATTTTAGCTTCTGATATAATTTCGTTGACTTTCATATTATCCAATTACCCAAGTTAGTGGTTGGCTGCCGTCGACATAGGTTTTAAGATCCTCTTCCAACTTGTCCATTTCTGCCTGTGCTTCTGTTTTTAGTGTGTCGCCATTCAAACTGGTGCCGCCCTGTGGACCGGCAATGGTGTTAAATTTGCTACGTGCTTCTCCAACTATGCGTTTGGCAAAGCTGTAGGCGTATTCTTGCAACCAAGGAAATACCAAATGATCATTGAACAGCATGACATCAGGCTTTTTATTGTACACTCGTAGCAGAATGGTTTCGCTGGGCACATCGCTGGCGTTACTCCAAATTTGTGTGCTACGCTTGTCCATGGTCACAACTTCTCTGGCCTGTAGTGCTGTTCTAGCTGCCACTGTAAACACTTTTTCTGTTTCGTCAACTGTGAGAATTTGGTAGGTATTGTTATAACCGCCAACACGACAGTTGCTGATGGTAATGCTGTCGCCAACACGAACTGTCCAGATGTCTTCGGTTTCAATGGTAATGGTGTCGCCGGCCAACAATCCATTGGAATAAAGGCTGCTGATTCTCACATAGTTGTGGCCAGCGTTTGGTATTTTTCTCACAAGTGTGATCTTTTTAGTCACAGGGTTGAAATAAAAATCCATGTAGCCACCAAACATCTTCATGGCCAGCTCTTGATATTGTGTGAACAGCTCATAGTTGGCTAGACCACCAACACGGCCTGCCACCAACATGTAAGTGTTCAGGTAACCACTTGCAAATGGTTCAAATTGACTGGCAGTGGTTCCTGTGACACTGCCAATGCCTCTGCGATACACACTACGCACAGTCATAATCTCGTCGGGCAAGATGTATTCTTGCACTTCAGGCATCAGGTCCATGAATACATAGCTTTCTTCTTGGCTGTTTTGCGCACGTTGGCGATACTTGACCAAGGCCTGTTTGATGGCCAGCTCATAGTGAGCTTTGTCTAGTTCAACGTCAACAATCTGATCACCCAGTCGCAGTCTGATATAGTCAATGATTTCTGTGCGTTTTTTGTCGCCACTGTCCAAGCGACTTTCGTCAAAGGCTATTGGGCCTGGACCACCTAGGTTGTCAGTGTAGATGCTTTGAGTTTTGGGATTTAATCCTGGTTTTAGTGTAGCCATTTTGCTGTCCTGTGCATGTATTTAGTCAGCACAGGACATTGTTTAGACCACTTTGAGCAGTAGGGTGTCTTCGTTGATACGACCGTTTAGCTTGACTTCTACTGCTTTGATGTCTTTGATAAAGGTGCGCAGTGCAATTTTACCTGCTTTGGCAAACTCTTTGAGTTGCTCTTCGGGCTTGCGCAGGGTCTTTGCCACACTCTTGTCTACATCAAATCCTGTGATGCTGGTGCCTTTGACACTGAGTGTTTGGTAACCAGCGGCCACATACTTGCCCAACTTGCGTGTCTTGTTGTTGTAAATCCAAAGCTCTGCACTGCCTATGATGTCTGCAGGGTTGATGCTCACAATCTTAAGTGCCCGATCTTCTTTGGCATACTTGATCTTGCCCACCAACTTTTCTTTGCTGGGTGCCTTTTTAATCCTGGCTTTCTTGGAAGCTTTTTTAACGTCTCGGTACTGCTCTACTGCATCCAGTAAATCAGTGATCCAATTGATGCGTTTCTTAAAATCTGCGGCTTTGAAATGACTGTAGGCTTCTTTGAGCTGATCATCTTTCTTTTGCTGTGCTTCTTCCAGTTCCTGTTGGCGGCGCTGGTAAAGAGATTCGTATTTGCCAAGTTGGCTTTGAACAACATTGTTGCTGGTAAACCAATCGTAGGCTTTGAAAGCTTCGAGCTCGTCGTACTTGCCTTCCAGTTCTCCAATGAGCTCACTGGTTTTTTCTGCCAAACGGTCCTGGATAGTAGGACGAACAGCCACTTGTTCTGGCGTTGAGACTGCTTCTCGTTCGGGCTCACCGCGGCCACGCTCAATGGCTTCTAGCAAGCTCTTGTCTAAAAACTCAATGTGGCGAGGACGTAGAGGCATTCCTTGACGGTGTGCCATGATCAAACTGCAGGCAGTCATAGGCAACCACTTGTCGTTGGCACGTTCAAATGCTCTAATGTCATCTTTGTCAAACTTGGCAGTGGTCTTCATCCACTCTACCACATACTTTTTGGTATCTTTTTGACTGTAGTAATAGTTGTAATAGTAAAAACTTTGGCGCAATTTGTTGTCAAATCGAGCATCGTCCCAGTCCTGGGCTTCTGTGGGCCACTCGGGTTCGCCGCCGGTGTACTTTTCATCGGCAAACAACGGGTTACGGATTTTAGGGACTTTGGTTTTAATTTTAACGCCAGCAACAGTTGCCATGCTATGCTCCTTGCTAATAATTGCTAATTATACACTATTTTGGACAATGTGTCAAGTGTCCAAAAGTAGTGCAAAAGTAGTATATTCTTCCAGTGTACTTACACTCTCAGAGAGTTTGTCAAGTAATTCTTGATATTTAACTGATGAGTGTTGACGTCGCCGGCATTCAACCAGTTCTTTGCTGATTTCGGCACGTAGGCCAGCACAGGTCTTTGCAAACTTTAACAAATCCATTTGTGTGCGATGGTTTTTTATTGCCCGAATTTTTGGGTACAGAACTTCGCAACGTTCGATTGTCTGTTCTAGTAAACTGGTGTCCATAATCAGCATTGTACTACAAAACGTTCTGGTTGTCAAGCCCATAAATATAGCAATAAGGATACAGATTTATGCCACGTCTAAGCCTATGGCGCGAACAACATTCAAACGATTACAAGTTCTTTGACCGTAGAATTTCGGAGATGTTTACCATTGGCGGTACCGGAATACTGGTACACAAATACCTGGGTACTGCCACCCAGGCCAGCACCGGTGATCCTACCAAACCTGCCTATGATACTGTCAGCGAACAGAACATACAAGACTTGTTGTTTTTGGAAAACAGAGACCGTGTGTATGACAGCACTGTTTATCCCTTGCGTGGCATTTATCAAGTGGCCGACAGTGACTTTGACCTAACACAATTTGGTTTGTTTTTGGCCACGGGTACCTTGTTTTTAACCTTCCATATCAATGACATGGTTGACCAGCTGGGGCGAAGAATAATGAGTGGTGATGTAATTGAACTGCTACACCTCAAAGATTACAATGCACTAACTGATGTTCCCACAGCATTAAAGAGATTCTTCATTGTTGGAGACTGTCAACGTGCCAGCGAAGGATTTAGTCCCACATGGTGGCCGCACTTGTGGCGCTGTAAAATCAATCCGCTGGTAGACAGCCAAGAATACAAAGACATCATCAACAAAATCAACACCGACGAAAATGGCAACACTGTGCCCAATATTCTAAGTACCTACGACAAGTATCTGCAGATCAACGAAGCTGTGGTGGCGCAGGCCGAAAAAGATTTGCCGTACAGTGGTTACGATACATCTGGGATTTTCATACAGCCCTTGACTGCCAAAGGCAACGAAGCAGCCAGCAAGGTACTAACAGCAGACGCATCCGGCAGCATGATGGATACCACAATGAACAACAGTGCCGACCTAGCACTGATCAGTCCCGACGCCAAAGTACAAGGTTACTTGACCGGCGATGGGCTGACCCCAAACGGATTTCCTGTGCAATCTGGTGTAAGTTTTCCAGCCGAACCTGCCACAGGCGACTATTGCCTGCGTGTTGACTACATGCCCAATAGATTGTTTAGATA